CGGAACTACTGAAAAAGATAAACAGGGAGTACTTTAAGGCAACTGGAAATTACCTGTTGCTGGATGTATAAGGAGACAGCAGGATGGCATTTCAGGCATGGTTATTAAAAGTGGGAGATACTGATATTTCAAAGTATGTAGATATTGAGACCTATAAGGTGAGTCCGGATCAGCGTGCAGATCTGGACTCTGACAGAAATGGTTTGAATATTTTATACCGGGAAGTTGCAGATCATTATACAACAAAAATTGAGTTCAATACGATTCCACTGGAAGCATGGGAAATGACAGAATTTCTACAAGCAATGGAAAAAGCGTACATAAAGGAGAAGGAAAGAAAGGTTATTGTAACTTATTTCGATGTAAATACCGGAGGATATAAATCGGGAGAAATGTATGTACCAAATTATACAGTAGAGACAAAAAGTTGGAATGGCATGGAATTATGGTATAAGCCATTACGTGTTGCGTTCCAGGAGTATTAAGAGGGAGAGGAAATGATAGATTATAAATATAAAGATTTTTATAATGACACATCTGTCTCCAAAAAAATGCAGATTGAATGTAGTGATGGAAGTGTGCTGAATGAGGAGGACTGGAAAGGTGAAAGCGCAGAACTCACAGAGAGACTATGCTCAGAGAGTGAAATAAGTTTTGGCAGATGTGAGGCGAGTACTTTCAAATTGAGGGTCAGGGAACGGGTAGTACCTCTTGCAGGGAAAAAGATATCAGTATCAGTAACATTGGAAGGAGTCGATGAGGCTCCTTTTATGATGGGAGTTTATAAAGTGGATTCTGATGTACCTACGGCAGATAGAAGATATCGGGATATTGTGGCCTATGATGCCATGTACGACCTCCTGAATGCAGAGGTAGCTGGGTGGTATAACAGCCTGACATTTCCAATGACGCTTAGACAGTTCAGAGATAGCTTTTGTGCTTATGTCGGTGTGGAACAAGAAGAAATCACACTGGTCAACGATGATATGGTGGTAGAAAAAACTATCGATCCGGGAGAGCTCCCGGGGAAAACGGTTATTGAATCCATCTGCGAGATTAACGGATGTTTTGGGCACATCGGTAGAAATGGAAAACTGCAGTATGTGGTGCTGGAACAGATGATCGAGGGTCTGTACCCCGCGGATGATCTGTATCCGGCAGATGACCTTTACCCTGCAGATCCGATGGGAACAGCGGAGGTATCCAGGAGCAATTATATCTCCTGCCAGTATGAGGATTTCATAGTTCAGCACATTGATAAGTTACAGATTCGGCAGGAAGAGAACGACATCGGTGCTATCTCCGGTACTGGCAATAACTGTTACATCATAGAGGACAACTTTTTGGTGTATGGAAAGTCTGCGGCAGAACTGCAAACTATAGCCGATAATGTGCTGAGTGTAATCGGTGTCGTATGGTACCGTCCGGCACAGGTGGAAGCCCGCGGCAATCCCTGCCTGGAGGTAGGGGATGGCATCTTGTTGCACACGACTCGGGAGACCATTTATACCTATATCCTGCAGCGCACATTAAAAGGCATACAGGCACTTCGTGACAGCTATACGGCGGAGGGCGAGGAATACAGGACCGGACAGGTCAATGGCATTATGAAGTCCATCATCCAATTGAAGGGTAAGTCGAATGTCCTTACCCGGACAGTGGAAGAGACCCGGCTGGAAATGAAAGATATCGAAAATGACTTATCTACAGAGATAAAAGTGGTAGCAGGAGAGGTTGAATTAAAGGTATCGAAAGATAATCTTATTGCAGAAATAAATCTGACACCGGATAAGGCACTGATCAAGGCTGAGAGGATAGATCTGGTCGGGCTTGTAAATGCAGATGAGATGGTGATCAAGTACGCGACCATCGAAACCTTGAATACTACCAAACTGGAACTAAACAACCTGATTGCCACCAAGGCAACCATTGACTCTCTGAATGCCGTCAGTGGCCGCGTGGGGAGCTTGGAAGCAGATCATGTGACAGTCTCTGATCTGAATGGTGTAAGCGCTCGTTTGGGAACGGTAGAAGCCAACTATATCAGCGCCGGAACCGTAAAGGCTGATTACATGGAGGTAGCCAACTGGACATCCTCCGGTGTAATTAAAGCGGACAGAATCAGCGCTGCGACTATCGTAAATAAGCTATCAAGCGTTGATCTGGTCAGCGTAAGAGCAATGGGTGTCAGCGGGTACATGAATTATAAAGGTACAGTAGTTGCGTGGAGAACAAAAAACATTAGTGGGACTGTTATAACTTATTTGGGACCGGAGGATTAAGAATGAGCAATTTAGAAATCAGGGAATTTAGTCAGGCAATTACAAACTTTGTGGATAGTTCCGGGTTGCCGGAGGAGGTCAAGCGTATGGCTCTGCAGGAGGTGCTGACACGTCAGGAGCAGAAAGCCAGGGATGCATTACTGGCGGAGATTGCGAACCGCGATGCTGCCGAGGCAAAACAGAAAGAGGTGGAGCAGGATGCAGAAAGCGTATGACTGGGAAGAGGATTACTGGGAGAATAAACCATCTATCAAAACAGCATTAAATAAGACCAACATGGACAAGCTAAGTAATGCGACTCGCATTATTGACGAGCGTGTGATTACACTGGATCTGACTAAGCTGTCAACTACAGAGGCTAATGGGATGATCACGGGAATTACCATTAATCAGGATAATGGCGATATTACGGTTACTTATTATTCTGGAGCAACCAAGGTATTACATACCCTGATGGCACAGATTGCCATCAACTTCGGCTATGATCCGGTTACCGAGCAGCTTATTATCTACTTAAAAGATGGAACAGAACAGTACATAGATATGTCTGCACTCATCACGCAGTTTGAATTTTTAGACTCGGATACTATTTATTGGACCATCGGGAAAGATGGCAAGGTAAAAGCTGATATAAAGAAAGGGAGTATTACGGCGGATAAGCTGCAGCCGGATTACCTGGCGGATATTACCGTACAAGCAGAAACGGCAACACAGCAGGCATCTGCGGCGGCATCATCTGCAGCACAGGCCAAGATAGATGCGGATCGAGCAGAATCGTATGCAAAAATCACTGAACCTAAGTTCTATCTGGATGAAACCACGATGAACCTTTATATGAAGGATGGCGCAGGAGTGGATTTTGTAGTAGTTGATAATGTTTTATATTGGAAGGTAGCATAAGGAGGACAATGACATGGCAGCACCGGAAGGTTACAATGCTCTCGGAAAAATCGGAATATCTTACAAAGGAGATTACGACTCCAATACCACATATGAGCGACTGGACGCGGTTGAACATAACGGCAGTACATATCTGGCTATTAAAGATGCTCCGGACGGAGCTCCCAGGGATGATAAGGTAAACTGGATCTATCTGGCCAAAGGGTTCAGCGGTGACATCGGAGATTCCGAGATCACTTTTACCGAGGCAGAGAACCGCGAGAACATTAATACGGGCGAGAGCGTAAAGACGGTCTTTGGCAAGATTAAAAAGTTTTTTGCGGACTTGACCGCACCGGCATTTGCACAGATGATCACCACAAAGGAGGATCTGTTAGCTACCAAGGCTACCGGATATGTGCCGGATGCCAAGGCGGTAGCAGATGCATATACTGAGTTAAATGGCAAGTTAGACACCGCAACTGAAGCAATAGTTCATGATAATATCACTGGCATATTTACATATACCAAAATCGGACATATGTGCATTGGATGTGGTACATTAACCACCACAAATGATATAGATGCATACTCCGCTATAGTTGACGAGTTGCCAAAAACATATACGGGTGATCCTTATCCTGGTGCCTTTGTTGCAGAAGATAATACTTATAATGATTTTTATATCAATGGTTCAGCAATCGTAAACCGTAAGCCAGTATCAAAAGGGCATATATTGAGACTATCATGTGTCTATATGTGTCAATAATTAGGTTGGTCTGGATTAGTGGTAAAATGTTAAGTCATTATATCCCATATTTAATCAATAAAATATGCAAGTTCCCCGTGAATTTTATATTCACTATTATTACCAAGATCTCCGCTTCTATTTGTGTCAGGAACATAGTACACAACATATCTATGTCCGTCTGGTTCTAGCATTACAAAACCTAAATGATAGGATGCACCTACTAATAATACAGTATTTCTTTCGTTTATCACATTTGGTTGTGGAAAACATTTTTCAGGTATGTTAGCTTTTTTCCAGTCTAAACATATACATCCTGTAAATGAGATTATTATATGTTTGCCACATCTTTTTAAAATGCAGTTTTCTGCAAGAGTCACCACTTCAATTGTATCTAACTTGCCATTTAACGAAGTAAATCAGATGGCGGGCGCAGCCACAAGAGCGCCAGAAAGGAGCCCACATGGGTTACATTAAATTTAAAAATAAAGAGACCGTACAGAAGGTCATAGTATCTGAAGAGAGTCCTCATGTGATCAGAATCACCGGAGACAATCTCGTTGTAAATACTGACGGCTTCAGTCTCTATCTGGACGAAGATTGCAAATATCCGCTCGATAATGGTGAGTATGAGGCATACAATACTTTGTTCCGAGAAGGTGACGGCTGGTATGAGCTGTCCGATGACGGATCTGTCTATGTTGAGCCGGTTGCACCGGTGCAACCGGAGCCCACAGAGGAAGAACTGGCAGAAATGGCCAAACAGGAACAAATCCGACAGGTAACAGCACAGATCAATGACTTGAAGGTACAGATTGCTGCAAGCGACTATAAAGTAATCAAGACCTACGAGTATTCTCTGCTGGGAGAGCAGGCGGAATACGACATGGAAACAGTCCATGCTGAGCGACAGAATCTCCGGGATCAGATCAACGCACTGGAGACGCAGCTGACAGAATTAACAGCAGAGTAGGAGGCTGCCAATGAGAGCAAGAGACGGACCCGCGTAATTACATAGCAACCATTGAGCCAAGAGCCGATTACTTCCCTGCCGGGAGGTGACCGGCTTTTATATTTGAGTGAGGTGCGGCAACATGAACGAAACCGAAATGGAACATCGGCTTACAGAGGTAGAATCCAGATCAAAATCCAATACTCATAGGATTGATAAGTTGGAGAGAGTGACGGAAGAAATCCACACCATGTCAAACACAATGATTCAGTTGGTGGAGGAAGTAAAACACACCAACGAGACGGTATCAAGCTTGGATCAGAAGGTTGAAAAGATGGACAGCCGAGTGGATGATATGGAGCGTGCTCCTGGGAAAGAGTGGAGTAATGCAAAGAGAACAGTTTTTAATACCATTGTTAGCGGACTTATAGGAGCTATAACTACAGGACTTATCTGGGCTGCGGTACGGGCATCCCAGATGTTTTAAGAAAGAGAGGATAACATTATGGATTTATCATTTTTATTGCAACTCGTAGACCCCATCATTTTGGGAATCTGTCTGCTGACAGGTTATGTGCTTAAGGAGGCATTTGACAAGTTTCCCAACAAGTTTATTCCGCTTGCATCCCTGAGCATGGGAACCATCATTGCAATCATTATCCACCTACAGGCCGGTATCAATGCAGAGGTTGTATTGGGCGGAATGATCTCGGGACTGGCTGCCACCGGCATGTATGAACTGTTGAGGAATCTGCTGGACTTTGACGGAAAGAAGGAGGAGTAACATGAAACAGGCATTATATAAAGGACCGGACATTTCCAAACACAACGGAAATGTCAACATAAAGAAGGTGCGCGATGCAGGATACAAGCGTATCGGCATTCGGGCAGGGTATGGTAAAAATAACGTTGATGAGAAGTATGTCAGCAATGCGCTTGCATGCGTAAATCTGGGAGTTTTAGCTATTATTTACTGGTTTTCCTACGCTTTTTCTGAGCTCATGGCAAAAAACGAAGGGGACTATTGCTGTGATCAGGTCGAGAAATACTGGGAAAAATGTCCTGTCGCATATGACTGCGAATATGACACTGTACGCTATGCCAGAACTAAGGGGATAAATATCACAAAAGATCTGGCAACGAATATGGCCATTGCGTTTTTGTCGAGAGTAAAGGAAAGAGGACACGTCCCGGTGATTTACACTAATCGGGATTACCTTAAAAATTACTTTGATATGGACAAGATTGTGGCAACGCTGGGAAAGGTGTATGTGTGGTATGCTAGGTACGGAGTGTCTTTGAGCGAAGCTGAACTGAATCTGGCCGATATCTGGCAGTATACGTCCTCTGGAGTTGTGCCTGGAATCAGTGGCAAGTGTGATATCAATATTTTTTATACAGACTTCGAAATGGTGTCAGTACCGGCGGAGCGTGAGGAAGTATGTAACATCAACATCCAGAACTTCCAGGAAGCTGCAAATGCAGATGGGTATCGGGATGAACAAGGGAGAAAGCTGGTCGAAGATGGCAAAGATGGTCCCAATACTCAGTATGTGCGGCGGCAGATCTGCCTGCAGGCGAAGAGAGTCGGGCTGATCTATAAGGTTGGCTCCACAGGAGCGGTAGTTAAGTGGTGGCAGACACGTTGTAACGAGATCCTTGGCGGTAATCAGGACACTGATGGCAGGTATGGCAAGACTGCCAGAACGGAGACAATCAAGCTGCAGAAAAAGCTTAATCTCACAGCCGATGGTAAGGCGGGATATAACAGCCTGCAGGCGGCATTCTATAATTGACGGATCAGCAGAAGGTATGGTACTCTGAATTTAACCCATAGAATCCTTGTCATGGGAGAAAGGACGAAGAACAAGAAGGGGTGTTCTTCGTCCTTTTTATATTAACTGGCAAGTTAATTGCTCCTGACTATAAATCTGCTGTAGCCATACAATCTAATTACACTTGTATGACTAATGGATATGTAATTGGAACAATACAGGGTGCAGTGAATGGCTGGGCATCTATCCGATCATCCAAGAATGCAAATTATTTATTGGCATTATGTACATCATCAGAAAATCCTATAGCGGTATGTATTCCATTTGCATCAGGAGACTCCGTTATATTTGGATCGAGTGGTACATATAATCTCGCATTTGCACCGGCTAAATAATAAAAGTACCTTTTATCACGCAATCATTTAGAGTTCCGGTTGCGGAATACTCCTGAAATATACTTCCATTGTACATCAAGCTTACATTACCAGTGCTAGCAACATCATTTATCACTAAGTACTGACTGGGTATCAATATATTATATTTGGGGTGTAAATCTGCTGGTAGCGTGGCTAATGGAGATCCGTATGGTATAGACCCACTTAAAATGCGGAATCCAAAATCTACAATATTGCCCGTTCTTTTGCAGTGTACAAAATCGGTGGTTACACCTGATGGGAACGTTATATCATAATCTACGGATTTTAACTTGCCATTTACAAAGGGAATATATAGAGCAGGGAAAAACGCGATGCAACATGAAATGCAACATAAAATAGAAAAACCCTTGAAAAATCAAGGGTTTTAAGAAGCGCGAGACGGGGATCGAACCCGCGACCCCCTCCTTGGCAAGGAGGTGCTCCACCGCTGAGCCACTCGCGCATATCTTACGGACAAGTTATAATATACTATAGGGCTCCGGAAATGTCAATAAAAAAAGTGTGCATCTTTTTTGTAAATTGCATATACAATTAACGCAGCAGTATTCTACGCAGCCATCCGGTGAATTTCCGCTCTATCAGGATCCAGCACAGATAAGCCAGAACAATGCTTATTACAACGCTTACGATCAGTCCGACAACAGATAATACGGATAGGGTGGAAAAGTCAAATACCACACGGTCCAGAAACATAACCGGATAGTAGTGTACCAGATACAGGGAATAGCTGATATTTCCCAACTGCACAAAAAAGCGGGGCATGGAAAGCCGCAGGCCTGCGAGAAAAGCAAGGATTAACAATAGCAGAGCAGGGAGCCCCCACTGGGGAAGCCTGAGGAACCCAATCACATTGATCCGGGGCGTAAAGTAAGCAAGCAGACAAAAGATTACCGGGATACATACCGCGGATACGAGGCTTACTGTCCGCGAAACCGGATGAAGGGTATGCCTGCGATACAAATACCGCAGCAGATAGTAAGCCAGAATTCCGAAGAGAAATTCCAGCATGACAGGATCTCCGTAAAAAATGAGGAAAGGAGAAAGTACATTACCTATCGGAGAATGCCAGGACGAGATCGCCGGAGCAAATATCTGTACCATTCCCACCAGAATCACCAGAAATGCGCTGCAGATCAGACCGCGGTATTTCATGCTGATGTGAAAGGCAATGAAAAACAGCAGATAGAACAACATTTCACAGTTAATGGTCCAGCCGATCCGTACCAAAGGCTGGATCGCTCCGCTGCCGATATCAAAAGGAATAAACAGCAGACTTTTGACCAGATAGGAAAAATCGTGTCTGGTCTGTTGGAACATGGAAGGAAACAACAACAGCAACAAATAGGTTCCCAGTGTCATCAGGTAGTAGAGCGGAAGAATCCGGACCAGGCGTTTGCGGAAGAAATATTTGGTACTTTTTTCCGTGGTAAACATGATCATGAACCCGCTGATACAAAAAAAGATGTCCACACCGAAAGCTCCGAAGTTCAGAAAACGGACATGCTGAAATACCACAAAAAGAGCAGCCAGACCGCGTAAAGCCTGGATGCTGTCAAAATGCAGTTCATGAAACTCTTTATTAACTGTTATATTTTCCATAGAAATAACCATGCCTTTTTGTACTAGCTTACGAAATATAACTCCATTTTAACATTTTTGCGGGAGATTGGGAAATATTTTATTCAGGAAAAGAACTTGCGTACTGCGATATAAAATAATACAATAATAAGTGAATATAGATTATGCCCACCGGGTTGGGGATTGGAACCGGCGAACCGCAATTTGCGGAACTGGCAGAGAATAACAGGACGGTATGGATATAGATATGAGCGCAACGAGACAGCAGATGTTAGAGACAGCAGAACACCTGAATCAGCAGATGACAGACGGAATTCCTTTTACCTGGGAGACTCTGGAACAGGCACTTGCCTCTGTGACAGAACAGGATGATAAGGGAATCCACGGATGGATCTGCTATTTTGCTGCCTTTTATCAACTGACAACAGGGAATCAGGAGGACTGCCTGCATTATCTGGATGAGAGCGTCAGGTGTCTTCTGGGAACGGATCAGGAGCATCATGTAGCCAGAGTGTACAATATGATCGGTATTGTGGCACATATGCAGAACAACCTGTCGCTGGCCATGGAACAGTACGATAAAGCATTGGATTATACGGAAAAATACGATGATAAGATGGTGCACAGCATTGTACTGAGCAATATGTCGGATGCGTATTATCTCATAGGAGCTTATGAAAGAGCTGTGCAGTGCCATGCGGAATGTATCCGCGAATTTGAACAGGCGGATGACAACAGTACATACAGCAGGATCAATTTCCGGAAAATGCTGGCAGAGTACGGATGCTGCCTGCTGCATCTGCATATGGATGACGAGGCGGAAAAGGTACTGTGTAAACTGGAAGAGACCGGGCAGAGCGAGGAGGTCATACGTGAGACAAGGCTGGGTGTCAATGTATTTCTGGCTCATCTGGCGGAGCGAAACGGAGACCGGAAGAAGGCAGAAGAGCATGTACGTACAGCGGTAATGGCATTAGAGGATATGACACAGGTCTCTTCCGAATACGACAGTATTCAGAATCTGCTGCAATATGTGGAAAAGATAGGCAAACCGGAACAGATAGAGGAAGTATTGAACTGTCTGGAACCAAAGGCTGCCATTGAACAGAACAAGAGTCTGCTATTGCAGCTTTTGTCTCTGCGGATGCGTTATTGCAGTTCCAGGATGACTCCGGAAGAATTCAAACAGAGCGCGGATACCTTTTTCCATCTAAAGGACAGCTGGGAACTGACAGAAAACAGTCAGGTCATGTATATGATGGAGCTTAGAAAGCGATTACAGGCGGCAGAAGAGGAGCAGAAGGAACAGGAACGTAAGAGAAACCGGCTGTTGTATCAGGCAGACCATGACGAGCTGACAGGACTCTATAATAAGAGAAGCCTGAATCGTTATCTGGAGGATGTGTTTGAAGACTGTCTTCTGAATGAGAAGGAACTGGGCATTCTGTTCCTGGATATTGACCATTTCAAACAGTTGAATGATCGCTATGGACATGGAAGGGGAGATGAAGGAATCTGCGCGGTAGCGGATACTCTGAAAAAATGTTTTCCGGAGGACTATGTGGCGCGTTACGGCGGAGATGAATTCCTGGTGGTCATG